AGTGCTTTCGCCCTCATCATGGCATCTTGTTTCTTTGGCCTCATCACTGCGTATTTCTTGGCCAATTGTGGGAAATTCGCAATGACTTTGACCGGATTTGTCACCACAGTTTTCTCTGTGATGTCGAAAATTTTACTACAGAATCCGCCTTCAGCCGCATTGTCATGGTAGTCAATTTTCAACACCAACCCAAGTGGTGATGGTTTGGCTTTGGTGCCGACGAAGAATGTATCGATCTTTTTGCTTATAGCGAATAGTCCGTCATCACCTTCAAATCTCCCACGAAAGTGTTGTCGGACTTCCTTTGCGTACGCCTCAGCATCAAAATCGACGTCCATGTCGTGCCTGGTAGTGAGCCATAAGAACGAACATATGATCAAGTTCAGAAGAGCGTTTGATGAACTTGTCCAGTGGGCTCCGGACATCAATCGCTCAGTGAGCTTGACTGTGATGTGACCAAATTCACATACATTCGTCCCTCCCATGACGCGAGAGAATTTGCGTTTTAGGGAATTGCTCAGTGCGTGGCGTATCATGTGCATGTACCAGTATCTAACCAATTCCATGTAAATGCCTTGATGATGTGCTTCCATGGAAGTGAAGTCAGTGGATGCGCCTGGTACCTGATCGAATTCGTCGATCAGTAGGTCAGGCCACGTTTTGGGGTCAGTGCCTTTGACAAAGAAATCGCCCTGAGAGAAAAATTTCTTGTCTACACAGTGGGTGATGCATCCCAATAACGCTTTCAAGGCATCAGAATAGCTGTTGATTGCGCGTGCTGCTTTGAAAGCATCATACCCCTCGTCTTTGATGAAGCTCTTGTTCTTGAACATGGATTCGTCCCATGAGATTGTTTCCTGCCACAATCTCTTGAAGTATTCTTTTTCCTTCCGGCTGTATTTTGATTGGTCTATCCACCGGTGGAAATCGAGTTCAAGACTGGTCAAACCCTCGAAAGTACGAATCAGTGCTTTCCCATATGCTTTGATTCGACTTTTCCAAGGGTCAACTGCTTCAGGCATCTCGCATCCAAATCTATGGTTGGCCGCGATAATTTGGCTGGCCAGGCCTCTATCGGGTGATGGGCTCAAAATATCCGGGCACAGAGTGTGCGGATTCCGGAAACCGAATCTATGAATGAACCATAATGCTCGCCTCCATCCCAACGCTTCTTCGCCAATCACGCCCCAGCCACGTTTATTGACTTTGATCTCAACGTCGCTGGCCGCGAGGCGAAGTTCTATGATCGGTAAGATGGTGTCACCTGGGACATACCCATAGCAGTACAGTTGGCTATACTGCCGGGTTGGCGGTTTAAAGCTATGTCCCCGGTTCCTGCGATCATGGCATTGACAAGCGCTCCCGCGACAACATAGTTGCCGTCCGAGATTTCCATAGAGTTGTTCTTGATCACTGTCTTGTCTCTGCTCATCTTGTTCACCATGGTCCTGAAAGGCGCGGTTCCGTCAGAGCCGTCCATGCTGCACATGTGCGCATGTACCAAAGTCGCGCAGAAAGACACTTGTGTGGAACTGACTGGCAGGTACTGATCGCACACACGTCCTTGGTGCAGTTGGCGGTGGTTGCCGAAGACGCATATGTCGCATTTGCCATCAAGGCCAACAGTCGTTGCTTTGATGACCCTTTCCGGATGCGGTCGCCTGTCCTCG